AAATAGGTGAGGTAGATAGGCAGATGTTCTTTGGCAATTACGCTTTGGAGCAGACGCTTACTCACTTTGATGCATCGGTAACTGATTTATCAGATTTGTTAGGTAAGCAATTACTGCCGTTTTTAAGAGTTTTTATTTATCATGCATCTGCTTACCCTATACTAAAGAAAGGCGAGATCGTAGACTATACAGAGTTTGATGTTCACGATTGGATTGATAACTCTGGAGGCTCAGGGGGTGAGTTTATCCTGACAGTTTCTAAAGAAGTATTTAGAGTGTTAGGATTAAACACAGAGGTAACCGAGCAAAAAAAAAGCAAACAGGAAAGTTAAATTGGAATAAAGATGTGTTGACTTTTGCTTTTGGGGAACTCGGTTTAATGCCTGATGACTTTTATGCCTTGACATGGAATCAATATATTCTTAAATGTCAAGGCTTTTTTAATAAAGAAAAAAAGGACTGGGAGCGCATAGGATGGGCAACATGGAATGGCATGAGAGTACATGTTAATAAAGGAATGCCAAGCTTTAAAAAGTTCATGGCTTTTATCTATGAAAATGATGAGATAGCAGACATGGATATAATTAAAGAACAAATGAATAAGGCGATGCTTAAATACTTAGAAGATGCAAGGAATTGAGATACCTATTGGCGCACCTTTAGGGCAATTAGATAAAGATTTAAAGGGCGCGGAAAGCAAATTAAAAGGATTTGCAGCAGAAGCGTCTAAGAGTGCAGGCGTTCTGGGTGGGGAAGTTGTAAAAGGATCTAACTCTGCTGCCTTTGCCTTAACTAACTTAGGCAGGGTTGCTCAGGATGCACCTTTTGGATTTATTGGTATACAAAACAACTTAAATCCATTATTAGAATCATTCCAAAGGTTAAAAGCAGAAACAGGCGGTACTGGCTCTGCATTAAAAGCATTAGGATCATCTTTAATTGGTCCTGCGGGATTAGGTATTGCTTTATCAGTTGTATCAGCAGGTATTCTATTTTATCAGCAATACCAACAAAGGGCAAATAGGGAAACCAAGGTTGCAACTGATTTAAACAAAGAACTTGCTGATAGTATATTAACAATTGCAGGTGTAGAACAAGAAGGTAGAAAAAATGCAGCAAAAGATTTATCAAATCTTCAAACACTTTACAATGCAACTCAAAATCTTACTATACCACAAAAAGAAAGATTAAAAATTGCTCAAGAATTAATTAAGCAAAATCCTGAATATTTAAAAGGTTTTTCTGCCGAAGAAGTACTTGCAGGGAAAGCTACAATAGCCTATCAACAACTTACAACCGCTATTTTAGCAAAAGGTCTTGCAGAAGCAGGTGCAGCAAATAGACAAAAATTAATTAACCAAAGACTTGAGCAAGGGGTAGAATTAACGAAAGCACAACAGGATTTAACTTTAGCTACTTCAAAAGTTAAAACTAAAGGACAAGCGTTGCCAGGTCTTGCTGCTGCTTTTGAATCATCTCAAATATCAAAGAACTTTACACAAGCAAATAATGCAGTTATAAAATTAAATAACGATATAAAAGAAACTGAAAAACAAATCAGTTTAGTTGATTCTGTTGTAACTGATTTAATAAACAAAAATGGTGGTAATATTTTATTTGATCCAGAAAACCCCAAAAATTTAAACAAAGAAGTAAAAACAACATCCGACATACTTAAAGCTTTAAGCGTTGATTATAAGCAGATTGGAGCGGATTTTTCTATAACTTTTGGCAAAGGTAATGAGGAAAGAGTAGCGGCATTAAAAAAAGCAATAAATGATTTAATTGGTATTGGATTTACTGCTGATAGTAGTATTATTAAAAAACTACAAACTCAATTATTAGCTATTGATCCAGATCAGATTAAGGCTCAAGGTAAGGAAGTTGGCGTAAATGCAGCAGTTGGAATAGGTGAGGGATTAGCAGCTACATCGCCAGTAATTGCAAAAGATTTTGGCAATACCTTAAAATTAGGATTAACCGATTTTCAGATATATGTCAATGAGCAATTACTGCCTAAATTACAGACTAACTTTGAAACTTTCTTTAATGACATTTTAATGAATGGTAAGCTATCATTTGATAGTTTAGGCAAAGCATTAATAAATACTTTACTTTCAGTTATTGCAAGTGATGCGGCAAGACAGGTAACAAGTTTATTAAAGACTAGCTCTGCTACGGATTTTACCGATAGCAAAAAAACTGGAGGAGGCGGAATATTAGGTGCAGCTTTTGGTTTATTAAAATTAGGCAAAAAGGCTGCGCCAGTTGTAACTACTGCTGCTACTACAACGGCAGCTACTACAACTGCTGCATTAGCTCCGGCTGCTGCTGCTAGTCCATTGTTACCTATCTTAGCTGGAGTTGCTGCAATAGCAGGGATTGCATCCTTATTTAAAAAGAAACAACAGGCACCTATACCACAGGCATCATCAACAATCAGCACAAGTGCGGCAGGATCTGCTCAGGACTTTGGCGGTGGTCGTGTTGTATTTGAGATTTCAGGCACTAACTTAATTGGGGTGTTAAACAGAGCAGGTGCTAAATTACAGAGGTTCGGACCATGAGTTACAGTCAAAAATATTATTTTACGTTTTATTCGGACAGAGATACTCGGATTGTTGATGGGTTGCCAGATGAATATTTGTGCAGTATCTCGCAGTTAGATTATGCAGGTGCATCTACAGAGATTCAGGCTCAGCAGAATCCTATACAGATTAACTATCAAAATACATCAAGTAATAAGCTAGAGCCTATTATCGGTTCTGAGTGTACGTTAAATCTAATAGCAACTGAGGACTTTGAGCTAGAGGATTTGTATAGCGAGAATGAGCGTGAGTTCATGGTGCAAATTTATCGCAAAGAAACTCCGAATACATTAATTATTAACTGGGAATTAGAAGAAGATATATCAGGAGTTGATGCAAACTTAGAGATATTGGTAAATGGTGTTCAGATAGTCAATCAGTTTAATAGTGCATCCGGATCATTTAATATTAATCTTGGCGATACTGTTTTAATTAAATCATTTAGTTACACATCGACATCAGGTAATAATGGTGTTAATTTAGAAATTACAGGAATACCAACTAAAAGGTCTGTCATATTCCCTTTTGCAATGGATACAACTATTATACCTACAACTGATATAAATGTTTTTTTGCAAAGTACTCATTCAGCTACAGAATATACCGCTATCCGTTCAGCGGTGTTTGAAACATCTTGCGCATCTGGTGAGGGATCCTTAGAGGTCTTTACTAAAAATTATAATAGCGTGACAAGTCAGGCAGCAGCTCAGGCTCTAGCAGATGCTGATAGCGGATTTACGGCAGAAGGGCAAGCCTATGCAAATGCAAATGGCGTTTGTTATGTTAGTCCAGGCGAATTTGAGGATTTAATCTGGCAAGGATTTATCATTCCAGATGGATGTCAGGAGTCTTTTACATTTCCGCCTTATGTTATTTCTGTAAATGCGGTTGATGGAATAGGGTTGCTAAAAAATCTGTCCTATGTACAGAATGATGGAAATTTCTATTTAGGTAAACAAACTTTTATAGAAGTCATACAGGCTTGTTTGGTAAGGTTAGAAGCACCTGCATTGTATCTAAATACTTGCGTAAATATCTTTGAAGATAGCATGACGCAAGGCGATACATACGATCCGCTAGATCAATGCTATGTAAATAGTGAAAGGTTTTTAAAGGATGACCAGTTTAATCCTATGAGTTGCGAGGAGGTTCTTAGATCTGTTTTAGAGTTATGGACTGCCGTATTAGTACAAAGTTCTGGCGAATGGTTTATTTATAGACCAACGGAGTTAGCCGTAGATGGCAGTTTGACTTTTAGAAGATATTTAGATGGTTACAGGGTTTATGATCAATCTACATTAACAGAGAATTTAGATTTAGTTTTAGGTGGTGAAAGTGAGGGCGTAATTGCAGCTCCTTATTTTCATATCAATACAGATCAGATAAAAATGATAGACAGACCTTATAAAAATGCGTCAATGTCATTTCTTTATGGTTTTGTAACCTCTTTGATTGTAAATCCAGAATTTGTTGGATGGAATGGCATAACTTTTACAGATTGGGCAAAGAGTAATGTTTTATTACCACTTACAGAAGATTCTGCCGGTGGCGCTAAATTGGGCAATGTAACTGCATCGCCTGGTCCTTATGAGTATATTGAAAACATTACACCTGCGCCAATTACAGAGGGCGATATGGTGGTGTTTAAGATGAGTTATTATAACTATATATCAGACGGACCAAGTGCTAGAGTTATGCTAACTGATGGATTAACAACATGGTATTTAGACCAGACTGGCGAATGGGGTGTAAATGATACTAGAATAAACGGCTTGACTTTACAATACTATGAGGGCGCTATGAGTATTACTGCACGTAGAGCGCCAATTACAGGAAACCTAACTATTAGACTATACGAAGCACGTGAGGACTTAATACCTCCATCTATTGATTTATTTATTACTTATAGATCAGCAAGTATAATTCCTAACATAGGCACAGAGGATCCTATTGGTGAAATGCATACGGCTACGCAAACAGGGAAGTTTACTTTTGTGCCAGAAACTGTTAATCTGTTTAATGGCGATACAACATCAAATTTATATCTAAGCGGAATTTATCAAGCAAACCAAACGACGCTAACTACTTTATGGAATCGCAGAGGAATATCTGAGAGTATTTTAGCTACTCCATATGAAAGTAGTAAGCCATTTTTACGCATAGCAGTTGAGGAAAAACAAAGACTTTACGCAGGACCATTTGTAAGGTTTGAGGGATCTATATTTGGCTACTTTAATCCTTTGCAGAGGTGGTCAATTAATTTAATAGAGGGTTATTTTATGAATTTAAGCCTAACTTATGACTTACAGCAGAATATTTGTAAAGCAGTTTTAGGTAGAATAGTAGATGACGAAATTGCTCTGGATTATACGTTAACTCCAGATTACGGAGCGACAACTAAAGTAACTGTAAAAGCAGGACCATGATGCTATTTATAAACAATGTGCCAGTAGGTTGTTTAACCTCTGTAAGCAGATCAGAGCAGATTTCTTTTCTAGCAACGTGCAAGACTTCACAGTCAGGCGGACTAACTCAATTAGGTAGGATCTACACCTACTCAATACCCTTTGAGGGTGTTATGACTACCGAAAATAATATAATGTCGTGGACAGGCTTAAAATCGCTTGAAAGAGTTAAGATAGATTGGGAAATTACAGGCGATGGCATAGAGGGTGAGCAAGGGCAAGGATTTATAGAGAATTTAGAGATATTAGGTGAGGTGCAGGATTTTATTAAATTTAGTGGTAATATAACAGGATATGACTGATTTAATGCTTTATATAAACGATACGCCTGTTGGGTGTTTGCTGAGTAATAATCTAGCTGAAAATATCAACTTTATAAAGACTTGCAAGTCTACGCAAGATATGGCTCAAAAGCAGTTACCACAGTTGCATTCTTATTCTATAAGTTTTGAAGCGGTCTACTCTACA